GGTAAAATCAACACCTATAACGAAACGGCTGCCACCCTGGAGAGAACCAAAGAAGAAATTATTGCTTTGCAAGGTGCTATCAATGCCCTTAAAGAACTGCAATCTGAAGAAGTTGCCACCCCCGTCATCGCTGATGTTGTTTCTTGAACACTGAGCCAATTTGTTGGTAACCATAAAAGCAAAGGTCTGGACGGTTTTCAAAAAAGAACCAAAACCGGCAGACCTTTTGCCTTCTAGCATGAAGGCAGTAGTCATCAGTAACCGGGAATGGAAAAACTGTCAAATCCTTGAAAAGAAAAACAATCACACCCTAGTCAAGCTCCCGTTAACCCTGGGGGAGTGGTGGGTACAAGATGATTATTGGTGGGGGTTGGATGGGCGCCCAACACCATCAAAAGAACTTGCTGTCACAACAGAAGTCGGGCGGTTGCATCTACATGTACCTTATTATCAACAAAAAACAATTGAGGAAGGTGGTTATAGAAGCTCTCTTTATTTGTCTTGTGCTTGTGTCGCCATGTATTTGCGACGTGAAGCGTTCCTAAATCCAGAAGAATATTACGACCGCGTACAAGAATTTGGCGGGCACGAATCTCCTTACGCTAACGTTGACCTTCTTCGTAGTGTAGGGATCAAGGCTACTTATTACAAAAATGGTGTCCAGGCCGATTTTAAAAGGGCAATTGATCGTTGTTCGCCTGTCGTTTGCTGTGTTCTAAATCAAGGGCCGATGCGGGAGGTGTACGGTGAAGGACATTGGCTTACTGTTGTGGGGTACGACGAAAACAAAAGGCGTTATATCGTCAACGATCCATTAGGAAGATTTTGGCATCGCACAGGCGTGTATGAACACGATAACGGAGAAGCAGTAGAGTATTCCGACATTTTCTTTCGCTATAGGTGGACCGTAGAGGGGTGGGCAACAGGGTGGTACATAGTTTTTGAGGGCTGGTGACCATGTTAATATCAAACCAGTTCTTGGATTTTCATGGAATCTTTCATTGATGACCTTGCTGCAGGGTTAAAAGCACAACAAGAAGCCCTGGAGCAGGAAATCCGCCTTGCTGAAACGCAACTAATTAGCAAAAAAGAAGGGTTTTTAAAAGTGCAAGGGGCTTTGGAACTCATTAACATCATCAAACAAAAGCAAAATCAATTAGAAAACGAAGGCTTATTTGCGGGTATTGAATAAGATTAAATAATACACTCCTATTGGGGGTGTAACAACCCAGAACCTGAGTGCAAACACGGTGCTGGCGACAAGTTTATGCACCGTAACTTGTGTTTAGAGTTTCAGGCTCTCTTATGTTCGATACAGCACATGATTACCTTGCTAATCTTGTTGTTTTAAGCCCAAAACTTGCCCGCAAACGTTTTAGGCAGCACATCTTTGAGTCCTGGGGTTGGAAATGTGCTTATTGTGACTGTGATCTGAGCGAAAACACGGCTACTATCGATCACATCCGTCCACGCCACAAAGGAGGCAAAAGCACCAAAGCCAACATGGCAGCTGCTTGCGTCAAATGCAATTTTCAGAAGGCATCTCGTCCGGTTTTTGACTATTACAACGAAACTCACCCACATTACTCAGAGCAAAGGGCAAGTAAAATAAAAATGTGGATTGAGCAGCAACCTGCGCAACTACATTTAACTTCATTATCAACGGAACACGCTGTTCCATACCTGGATCATGATAGCTACCTCTGTTGGACAGCCAGTTAAACCACAGCAAGGAAGCACGGCACCGGTACCTGGGCAAACCGTGGTGCCAACACAACCGCAATCAAATCCCGCGCAATTTGCACAAAACTATGCTGCAATTTTGCAAAATACAATAAATCAACACAAGCAATATCGAGTTGCGTCTGAGTGGGATCACTTGAACAACGGTGCAGAAAGCATGGCCCTGAATGCTCCGGCACAAGCCGCCAACTACAATAGTTAATCATGGCTGATCACGCCAAGGCAAAGCGGCTTGCAAAGGCCCACATGAAGTGCAACTGCCCCCAAAAGGCGCCTCCTGGGGATACACATAAGAAAGTAGTCAAAAGTTGTCACGATGGCGTAGAAAAAATAATTCGCTACGGGCGTAGGGGATATGAGGATTACACTCAACATCATGACAAAGATCGCAGAGCAAACTTCCGAGCCAGGATGGGGTGTGACAAAGTAACAGATAAGAACACGGCCAAATACTGGGCGTGCCATGATCTCTGGCCAAATGGTTAAACCTACCGACAAAAAAGATTCCTGCTACCGCGATCTTGTACAGACGCTGCGCGATAGCATCTACGTTTATCATCAAACCACCATCGTCCATTGGAACTTGATGGGCGGTAAGTTCTACTCAATTCATAAATTGACTCAAATGATTTATGAAGAGATGCAGGAAGGCATCGATACAATTGCTGAACACATCCGATCTTTGGATATCAGCGCCCCCAGGTCAGTAGAAGATCTGACTTTTTCTTCGTTCCCCAAACTGACCGAAGACTGCTTTGCTCAAGATAAATTGATCGAGCAATTGGCGCTAAATCACGATAAACTTGCCACCAATTTTGAAGCCTTGGCGGCAGCAGCAGATAAAATCAATGATCAACTTACCTTGGATTTGGCGGTTGAACGTGGACGAGTGCATAAAAAATTTCAGTGGTTGCTAAAGAGTACGTTAAAATACAAAGAGTGAATGATTTCAGCTCTTAGTCAGAGCTGTTAGAATTACGAAAGGTTCTCAGCGTTAGGTAAAGTCAGTGCCGGCAACTTCATTCCAACACATGTTCCCGGATGGAACAGATCGTTTTTATAATCCCCTGCCAATTGCCCCCAGCGAAACGCTGAATGATCCTGTTGGCAAGTTGCGGGTTTCAACACCGCAGGCGCTGATCGATACTGACTTTGAATACAGCACTCAGTCCACCAAATGGGAATCACTGAATCTGCTTAACAATAGGCCCAGTGCTTTCTACGATGTCACCACTCCGTTGTTAGTTACGGGTGTATCCGCATCTACTACAACAGTTACCGTTACCTTGGGCGTGGGTTTAACGGGTACATATTCACAAACGCTTACCGCAGTTACCCTTACGGTTACTTCGCATAGTGTACAAGTAGGACAAAGAATTTACGTAGACTACACCAGTGGTTCAGGCGTTGATGAATTTGTAACAGTTACTAGTGTAACTGCCACTACAATTTCATACACCAGTGCTACCAGTATTGCCAGCACCTCTGGTAACTTTAGCGCTTACTTGCCGCCGGCAATCAACGCTCCTATTTTTGTTCAAGGTACTACCCAATCAGTAGCAAATGGTTGGTTCCTTGTCGCAGCTACTCCTACTGGCTCCACTTTTACTTATATTGTAGGCAGTACCGCAGGTAGTGGTTCAATTTATGACTCTACCAAGACCTATATTTATGCCGGTAATTTTTATACTGGTTCCGGTATTCCTGTAGCTACCGGTTCTGGCGCTGCATTTACAAACTCAGGAACTACCGTCACGGGTACTACCACCAATGCACACGGTTTGACTGTTGGAGATGCCATTTATGTTGTGGGGACAACCGCAACAACCAACCCTCCAAATGGTTCTTGGATTGTTCAAACAACACCCACAAGCAATACTTTTACGTTTGTCGTACTTAATGCCCCTACCGGTGCAAATATTACAGCGGCGGGTGGTGCCACGGCAACCCTTTATCCTCGGCCTTATGGTAGTGTTATACATCGTTCTTTTGACGGTGGTGTTGCTTTTTCTGCCGGTTATCCTTATTCAGGCAATCAGTTAATTCGCCAAACCCGTCGTTACTTCCGTTACCAATCCGGTAAAGGTATGCAATTTAGCACCGGTACTTGTGTAAAGCCGGCATTTAACGTTGACAGTATTACGTCTTCGGGGACCACTGTTACGGTTAACCTTAAGAATCCTCATAATTTAAATGGTAATTTTGCCGCCAGCACTGGTGTAGCCGTTAGCGCTTCTGCGGGTGCAGCGTTTACAAACAACGCCGCATTTAATTCTGGTTTAACAGTAACTTGCACCACGACCAACAATCATGGTTTTATTGTTGGAGATACGATTTTTGTTACGGGTACTACGTCAACAACCAATCCCCCCAACGGAACCTGGGTGGTTAAAACAGTTACCAGTGCTACAACGTTCCAGTTCGATGTAATTAATGCCCCAACCGGGGCAATCACCGCTTCTGCTGGTACAACCTCAACATTGTACCCTCAGCCAGGCGGCCCTTATGTTATTGTTTCTGGTTGTAATGAAACGGCCTATAACGGAACATTTTTGGTTCAAACTGTCCCGACCGATCTAAGTTTTACTTATACCGCAGGATCCACTCCTAGCGCAACGCCGGCCACGGGTTTTCCGATTAATGTCAATCCGTCCAGCTGGTATGGATCTAGAAATCGTGTTGGTTTATTTGACGATCAAAACGGTTTTTTCTTTGAATTTGATGGGCAAACTTTGTATGCAGTTAAGCGTAGCTGTACTACTCAAATTTCAGGTACAATTGCCGTTAACTCGGGAAGTGCTTCTGTAACAGGAACAAACACTGCGTTTACCGCACAATTAAATCCTGGTGACAACATTGTAATTCGGGGGATGCTTTATCTTGTTCAATCGATTACAAGTGACACTGCCTTAATTATTTATCCTGAATATCGTTCGGCTACCAATGTTTCAAACTGTATTGTTAGTAAGCGAATTGACGAGCGTTATCCCCAGTCGCAGTGGAACATTGATCGTTGCGATGGTAGTGGCTCTACTGCATTTAACTTGGATCTTACCAAGATGCAGATGTTCTATATCGATTACGCTTGGTACGGTGCCGGTGCCATTCGATTTGGCTTTAAAGATCAAAAAGGCGAAATTATTTACTGCCATCGCATTGCCAATAGCAATAGGAACACAGAAGCTTACATGCGTTCTGGTAACATTTGTTCGCGTTATGAAACAAATACGTTACCTGCTGTTACAAATTTGGCCGCCACTTTGTCAAGTTCTGACACTACATTAACTGTTGCAAGCACCGCAGGATTTGCTCAGTCGGGTATTCTTGCTATTACTGCATCGGGCAATACAAGTGCAGCAATTGAATATGTCAGTTATAACAGTAAAACTTCAACAACTTTTACAGGATTAAGTAGAGCTGTAACTAATATCATTGGTTCAGGAGGTTTGACGGGTGGCGGCGGCAGTGCTTCCGCGCAAACGTTTACCTACAGTGCAACTGCTCCAGTCCAAATTTCTGCATTCCCCGCCCAAGCTGCAGCAACACTGTCCCACTGGGGTTCTGCGGTGATCATGGACGGTCGATACGACGATGACAAATCGTACATCTTCCAGGCCGGCCTGGCTACTGCTGTGGCTAACATTGGTGCCAATGCTAGTGCAGCTATTCTCAGTATCCGCTTGGCCCCCACCGTGGACTCAGGTCTTACTGGGGCATTAGGTGCTCGGGACCTCATCAACCGTATGCAGTTGACTTTACGTCAAATGGATGTTGTTGCTACTGGTAGCGCCGCTATTTTCCGGGTAGAATTGATTTTGAATGGCAGACTAGGTGGTTCTGGTGCCGGCGCATTTGCTGCAGCAGGCGGCTCAAGTCTTGCTCAGGTGGCAACGCACTCCACCAGCGGTTTAACCACTGTATTCGGCGGTGAAAGCATCCTTTCATTTTTTGTGTACACTCCAGGTGTTTTCCAACAAGATCTTACCCTGGTGCGGGATCTCGGTAACAGCATTTTAGGTGGGGGTACAAATACTACTGTGCCTACAAGTTCTGTTAACTTGTACCCTGACGGACCCGACGTGGTGACCATTAAAGTTACCAACGTTAGTGCTGTCACCACAAACTCAATCCTTGCTCGTATTTCTTGGACTGAAGCACAAGCATAATTATGTCCGTCCATCCCGCTACTTACGATGATACGATCAGGACGCAAGCCGTCTATGATATGACGTTGCAATTTCAAGATAGCAACGGAAATAACATTAATTTAACGGGGTGGACGGTTTCAGCACAAATTTGGAATTTAACTAAAACCACGCAGTATGCAACATTTTCGGTTGACAATTCAAATGCGGCAACTGGAATTATTGTTTTAAGTTTGACAACTGTACAAACAAGTGCATTGCCAATTGGTACTACTTACTATGACGTATTGTTAACCAATTTATCGGGGCGCAAGGAGTATTACTTGAAAGGGACATTTTATGTTCAACAGGGTTATTCAACATGACGACGGGAATTTATCAAATCATTGTTACAACAACAAATAGTTCCGTACTGGTTACAGTTAGTTCTACGCAGGCTGTTAACGTTATTTCCCAGGGTCCCCAAGGTCCACAGGGTTTACAGGGTACCGCAGGTGTTGGTGTACCCACTGGTGGTTCTACCGGGCAAAGCCTTATCAAAAATAGTAATACAGATTATGACACGACCTGGAGTTCAGTTGTCCCCGGCACGGTTACCAGCGTTTCTACGGGAACGGGTTTAAGTGGTGGTCCAATTACTTCTACCGGGACAATTTCCCTAGCAAATACAACAGTCGCATCGGGTAGTTACACCTACGGTTCTTTTACTGTTGATTCTCAGGGTAGGCTTACGGCAGCCTCAAGTGGTACGGCACCCGTAACGTCTGTCAGCGCAACGGCGCCTATAGCATCTACAGGAGGTACAACCCCTACGATCAGCCTGGCAGATACAACGGTCACAGCAGGCAGTTATACTTATGGCTCTTTTACTGTTGATGCCAAAGGAAGGCTTACGGCAGCCTCAAGTGGTACGGCACCCGTAACGTCTGTCAGCGCAACGGCGCCTATAGCATCTACAGGGGGCACAACCCCTACGATCAGCCTGGCAGATACAACGGTCACAGCAGGCAGTTATACTTATGGTTCTTTTACTGTTGATGCCAAAGGAAGGCTTACGGCAGCTTCGAGCGGTACGGCACCTGTGACAAGCTTTAGCGGGGGCAGCACGGGCTTAACTCCAGCAACAGCAACAACGGGTGCAATTGTTTTGGCAGGAACTTTAAACTTCGGTTACGGAGGCACTGGAGCAACTTCACAGCAAACTGCCATTAATGCTTTAGCTGGTGCAGTTACCTCAGGTTACTACTTACGTGGTAATGGAACAAACATTGTTTTATCTGCCATTCAAGCCACTGATGTCCCCACTCTCAATCAAAGTACAACAGGTAGCGCAGGAAGTGTTGCAAATAGCGCAACATTTAATAATAGCGGAACAGGCGCGGCATCAGGAACAACTTTTGACGGTTCCGCAGCTCGGACGATTTCCTACAACACTCTGGGGGCCTCCCCGCTAGCAGGTTCATCCAGCTTGACCACCACTGGTACGGTCACTAGCGGTACTTGGTCTGGTTCTTTTGGCGCCGTTTCTGGTGCCAATTTAACAAGCCTGACGGCAGGAAATCTATCAGGAACAATTCCATCTGCAGTTCTGGGTAATTCCTCTTTATATGTAGGTACTACTGCTGTTGCTTTAAATAGGACATCAGCAAATCTTGCATTGACAGGTATTAGCAGCCTTGCTTTACCTGGTTCCACCTCAGGCACTGTCACTCTTCAACCAGCTGCTACTGCGGGTACCACAACCATCACATTACCGGCTACAACCGGAACTGTTGTTACTACAGGTGATTCAGGTACTGTTACTACCACAATGTTGGCAAGTACAACAGGGACAGGTACTACTGTTGTACTTTCTGTGCTGCCAATTTTTGGCAATACTGGAATCAAATTCAGTGGTTCTACTTCTGGAACTACAACAGTTCTTGCTTCTGCAATAGCATCTGGAAGTTTAACGTTACCTGCGGCTACTGGCACTATTGTATCGACCGGAGATACGGGAACGGTATCTGCCACAATGTTGGCAAATACAACAGTTACATCGGGTAGTTACACCTATGGTTCTTTTACTGTTGATGACCAGGGCAGGCTTACGGCAGCTTCGAGCGGTACGGCACCTGTAACTTCCGTTAGCGCAACGGCCCCTATAGCATCTACAGGAGGAACAACCCCTACGATCAGCCTGGCAGATACAACAGTCACAGCTGGTAGTTACACCAATACTAACCTTACAGTTGACGCTAAAGGCCGTATAACTGCTGCCAGTAATGGTTCGGGAGGCGGCGGAAGCGGAACTGTTACTAATGTTGCAACTGGAACCGGATTAAGCGGAGGCCCAATTACAACAACGGGCACTATTTCATTGGCAAACACTGCGGTTACAGCTGGTAGTTACACCAATACTAACCTTACAGTTGATGCTCAAGGCCGTATAACTGCTGCTAGCAATGGAAGCGCAAGTGGCTTTACTGGCGGCACACTAACTAGCAACTTAACGCTGGCGGCTGGCACTACATCGCTGTCACCGTTGACGTTCCAATCAGGAACCAACCTGACCAGTGCAACGGCTGGTGCGATGGAATACGACGGCAAGGTGATTTATTCGACGCCAGCAGCGCGCGGGGTGTCCCCGTCGATGATGTTTTATCGGATTAACAGCAATTACGTCGGCAGCAACGCCACTGGAGCACAATCAATCTTGGGTGTAGGCGTAACGCTTGCTGCAAGCACGGTTTACGTTTTTGAAGCCCATTATCTTTTTCAAAAAACCGTAGGAGCTTCTTCTTCTCACACGTTTAGCCTCTTGTTTGGCGGAACTGCCACAATCAACAACATTCTCTATTCGGGCTTATGGAATAGCGAAAACAGTGCGCCGGCTAGTGATTATATACTCAGTGCTGGCAGCTTTTTTGTTACCTCCACTTCAAGCCAAGTACTAGGTAGTGCAAGTAGCAGTGCAGCTATAACTAAACAGCAAATAATTAAAGGCACCGTTAGTATTAACGCAGGCGGCACCTTTATCCCCCAATACCAGCTTAGCGCTGCACCAGGGGGTGCTTACAGCACGGTCGCCGGCTCTTACTTCACCATTTGGCCGATCGGTGCCGCTGGCGCCAACACCTCTGTCGGCGCATGGGCGTAATATAGGGGATAAAGCAGGTATCAGTTCGTGAGTTATTTTGAAGGTTATCAGCAAACCCTATTCTTCTACCCCCCGGCTCTTACCATCCCAGGGGTGACGCAAACTTATGACGTTTATACAACAAATTATTTGTCAACAAGGAACTACACTTTAACCGCAATTGTGCAGGATATCGACACCAGTGTTGTGGTAAGACTGGAGGGCAGCATTGATGGTACAAATTTTGCTGCTATGATCTCAAATTCTATTACGGTAAACGGAACCTATTCTTACAATGTCACGGGGTTTCCAATGAAAAAAATTCGCGCCAACTTTTTTCAACGTACTGGCGGGAACAACGCCATTGTAACGTTCCAGATTGCGGCAAATTAAATCAAAGACCAGCTTCTCCACCATTTGGTAATTATGTATTTATCCCCCTTAATGGGCGGAAGTGCCTCGTGAAGTGTTTTCGGATTCACCCGACCATCTCGATACAGGTTACTCCAAAACACCACAGTACCTTCTTTTGGTTTAAATTTACGATTTAAACGTTTGAAATATGTTTCACCCCCCTCTTCTACGTCATTCAAGTAGATCATTGCTGTCCAAGTGCGCTGCCCCATCCATTCCGTATAAGTTCTGAATTCCGCCGTTCCAGGGTGAAAATAATCATTATGCTCCTTGTAGTATTCGCCCGGTTTGTATTTTTGACCCTGTATAGCCTCACCTAAAAACATATCTAAATCAAGTAGATCGCGCAACTTATCGTTTACCGTATCAATTGCCACGTGTTTAAGATATGAAAGGTTTGCGGTACTGCTTGTGCGATAGTCCCCAACCAACCCGCTATCGTTTGGATCCGCTACGGTGGATCGTTTTTTTTCTTGTTCAATAAGTTCTACTAGATTCCTACAAATCTCTGGGGACAAAAAATTATCCAATGAATATAGCTTAAGCTTGGCTCCAAATGGGGCATGATTAACAACCCCCTTAGGAACCGGCCTATAGTATAAATATTCATAATCAATGACATCAGGTTCTTGTTTAAATGCCATCGCTTTTATCAGCATTGAAATCTCGGTTTTTTCTGCATTATTTTCTTCCAAGAAGCGTATGACTTGTTTTTTGCTGACCCCCATGCAAGCACTGGCGATGGCGTGACTCAGCAGTGTTTCGATGTCCATTTTGTAAGTTGTTGTTGGTTAAAATATTACAGGATTAAATAAGTAACGGCAAGTCATGCCCCTCCTTTTATTGATCTCCGTTGTCTTTGCCGGCTCATACCTGGTGAGTTTTTTAACCTTCAATTATCGTTCTAACCGGCATGAATCACCACGATGGGAAAGCTTTTTTAAACCAGTACGTCACTGAGCGTTTGCCAGATTTTGCCCCCAGGATGTTTGAGGATGGTCCAGATGTCCCCTCCTTCACTTCTGATGTAAGGGCAATGCCTGCTTCCACCATTGACGTTAACGGCGCGACGGGACGTCACCCTTATATTGGCCATAGTGGCATGCTGGCACAGCCGCAACGCAACACCGTTTAAATAATTGCTGCTAGAATTAATCCAGTATTGGACGGCCAATGAACTCGGAAGTTTCGGGACTGCCCATGGATGCGGAATTTCAAATTCATGCCGCAGCCCTGTATGCCAGAGATCTTGACCGTGACGAGCTTGAAGAAGCTTTCATCGATCTCTTTCACCAAAAGATGATTGATCGCCAGATGTTCTTGAATATCCTCAAGGATCACGGCATTGATGCTGATATCAACCTCAAATTCCTAACCGAAAGTCAAATTTCTTGATCCCATGGCCACCACTAACTACGCTATTAAAGGCACACTTGATACCGGCTCCGTAAAAGCTCTTGATGGTGGTTCCCTTGTCACTTACTTGGGACACAATCCACCAGCTGGTGATCGTGGTTTGATGACACGTTTTTACAAGCTGACTTCTAGCGCCACCAACGGTACGCTCAGCTTTACAATCGACCGTTCCACTGGTGTGGAATCCATTAAATTGTTCCGCCAAAATGGCACAGCTTTGACACTACCCACCGGTTACACATCTTTCGGTAATATTATCAAAACCGGCAAGGGTAAAGGTGTTGTAGGTGCCACCACTTCTGGAGCAGGTCAGGTGTATATTGTGATGCTGACGTTCGAGGGGTATAGCGTTGAGTACAGCGGGAGCGCCAGAGTCGCATAACGAAGAACCGGTTTCTTCTTTTTTAAATCAATACGGCATTAAGCTAATAGTTTTTTATACCAACATGCATACTCATGTTGGTATGGAAATGTATAAACCGTATAAGGATAGTTTTGATAAAGAATGGCGTATTGGTTTTGCCAGTTCCAAGATGTTTGGCAGACGTGTAGGGCCGGGGTTGCGGGTCACTAAGGAGGATTGTGTCAAGCAACTTGTTGAGGACTTGAAACCCTTTGCTGCATTGGTGGAACACTACGTGCAAATGCCTTTAAATGATAAACGAAAAGGTGCAATTTTAAGTTATGCACACAGCGTCGGCATTCCGGCATTCAAGGAGTGCCGCTTGCTTGAGTTAATCAATAAACGCGCTTCAAAAAATGACATCATTCGGGAATGGTCTCCTTATATCAATCCAATTTATCGTCACAAAACCCCGTTTTTACTGCAGCGCCGCCGAGCGGAACTCAATATGTTCTTGGCGCCAGATAAAGAAATCCCTACGCTGTATAAGCATAAATGCAAATTAAAACAGTGTTTGCTTAACGTAGCAGAATGCTACAACCAGACTCCCAATCAGATCAAGGCTATGGAGTATCTGGAGCGGAAACTGGTGGAATGGGATCAGAATGGGGAAGTTCTTCGTCGGTTTTGGCGGATTTGGAATACTGTTCCAGGAGGTATGGACTCACCACGGAATTTCTTGAAGTTAACTGATCCAAAAAATCCATCAACTGAAGCTCAGGGGTAAGGTGGTAAAGAAGCTCGTCATAGTCCATTTGTATTACCTCCCAGACGTTTAAGGGCAATTTTTAAGAGAATCAGATAGCCAATCAAATCCATGACTACATCCTCATCAGTACCAAGCAAGCCCGCACCTTTTTGAATTCTATTCAATTTATCATCAATTCGCACCAAAATCTGCTCTTCTGCTGATGCCTGGCTAAAGATTCGTGCGGGGTTCAACGCAGAATCGCCATATTTTTCATTTTTTCCAAGCAACAGCTCTTTAACTTCGTCACAAATACTGGCGATTTGAAGTTGGCTTTGAGCAGACATCTGTGTTCAGGGCTGTCAGAATATATTACATGAAACCACAAGGAAGTCAAGGATACGGTGTCGACAACCGTTATCGTGGCATGAAGCCAGCGCAAGACAACAAGGCCGGGCAACACTTTTTAAATCAATACGTTCAACAAAAACGACTTGCCGATAAAAATCCTATTGGTGATCAACGACAGCAACAGGGACGCGTAGTTATGCCTGCCATGGGTGGCACTGTTGCGGTTGGCAAAATGCCAAGCAATATGACCAATACAGATATGCAAGTGAGTTACCGTAACCCTTTCCGCGTACAACCCTCTTAGCAAATCACGGCACCCAACTCAGAGAATACTTCTTTGAAGCGCGTGGCCTGATCAAAGCCGTACTCTAGCCGTGGCAGATAAACAAAATACCCCCAAGTTAATGGGGTTCTGGAGAATTCAAAAGTCCTCCCATGGATGAAGTAAGGACGATCTTTTGGCATGCATACGGGGTAATTCCAAATTTGTTGGCAAGTACGGAGCGTTTCATGATTTGTAGCGTACATAATTGCTTCCGGTATGTTGCGTAGTTTCCATTCACGTTCCAAACGCAAGAACCAAGCTTTCGCTGGTGCGGACGAATTACTACCACTATGCAACCCCCACCTGTAAGTGCCCCGTATTTTGTTCCACGAGCAACGCCCGTAGGTTGGTGGAAACATATAAGTAACACCACACCAAGGCTCTTCAATGTTCAAGCCATCTTCCTTTGGCGTATAAATTTGTTTGGCTTTAAGAAATTCGTTGTTAGCGCGTTCTGTAGTGCATGGATCTAAATCAATATCCCCAAGCACCGCATCAATATAGGGTAAATATTGAACGGGAGTTAGCCAATCCGTGTCAAGTGAGTAGACATGAGAGGCTGCTTTGTACCGTGCATGCCTTATGCTTGGTGGTAATTTTAAAACCATTTATCAAAGAAATAGCGGAGACTTTTCTTGATCAATTTTGTAATTAATTAAGCGCATTTGTTTTGAGTCTTGGATAATGAACAGGGCGCTTTTGCCAGGAACAAGGGCTTCCGCCTCCACAATAGCTTTCCGCATAACTTCTGCCGGACCATCTTGGTCTTCTGATTTGAAGTCGTGTTGCGCCTGCAATAGCGCGGGAAGCGTCAAGTAAAAAGCTTGGTTTTCTTGCTTTGCTTCTGGCATGTAAATCAAAGCGCCGGGCCCCTCATTTGAGTACATCTTTAGATAATGCTCAGCCATGTCAACGCAAATCCTTTCCAGGACCAGTTCAGCCATCTTTTGTTCTGTTTCCGATGGCGTGGTAAACAGTAGTTTTGAAACTTTTTGATTCCTGTCTTTATCCAAGGGTTTGGCTCCCGACTGGCGACATCATAGCAAGGGAGCGTTGCTGTTCCAACTCCTCTCGCGTAAATTTGACAAAATGCCCCAGACCAGAACGCTTTAACGTTTCACGAATTCTTGGCAATGGTTGATAGATAACAACCATTTTCTGCATGTTTCCAATTTTTTTGATTAACTTTCCATTTTCATCGCGTAATTTCATGATTTCATTTTGCCGCAGTAAATATTCAGCTACGCACCTGTAACGGCGTTTTGTTGCCAGATCAATATCAGGAAACCGTTCACAGATGGTGGCTGGTTTCATATCGCTAAAAGTAATTCGGATTTGATCTGCCAATGAGAGGCCCAGAACAAGGTCATTGCTGCTGGTTTCGTAAGTTTTTACCAACTCTAGGTAACGACGTAAATCAAAATCCTCAAAACTGCCTGACGGCGGGATAAACATTTCGACTTGTTGAGCCAAGGACGATACGAGTTTTTCCTCATAGTTTTCTACCGTAACCTCGTCAATATCCAGCTTATTGAATCTATAACTAAGATATTGATGCCGCTGTGGATCAGGTTCGTCCAAAAGATCAAGACCATCTAGGGAATCCTCTTCATCTGACAGTAGGTCAATCACGGAAAAATTGCTTTGTGACAGTAGCTTAACAATTTTTCTGCGTTTTGGAAAGGGCTTTGGCCGCCCATTGTTGTTCATGCTCTATGGTGAGGACCCAGATTTGGTAATCCCTTAATGGTTCCATGTCCTTGAAATTCTCTGGCTTTGGTCTATTGCCGTAATTGCAAGCCTCCCATAAGGCCTTGGCCATGTTTTTTTGTTGGTTGGTCATAAGGTATTCCAACGCCTTGGTGGACAATGATTCCAAAAGTGCGCTAAACTCCTGCTTAAACGGACTGCTGCTATGAAAAAGTCTTTGACTTGGGCCGAACTTCTTTTGGTTTTGGTTTTGTTCCCCCCTGGCGTGATCGGCATTCAACATTTGTACGGGTTTGTTTCGGATAGAATCAGCATAGAAGTGCATGTCAAGAGGTAAGCATCATGGGTGGTAGTTCTCCGAGCCCCCCAACAATTGTGATGAGCCCACCGCCACCCCCTCCAACGGTTTATCAAAATAAAAACCCTAAAGAGGCCTACATTGCTTTGGCGGATTACGGAAAGCGTTTGCATGATCAAACGCAAGCCGCTATTGCAGAATCAAATGTCATAGGCGGAACCCCCGAGCAAATTGGCCAGCGCCAACTGGAGACCGAAGCCCGGTCTGCAGCAGCTTACGCCAGTAGCTTACCCCAAGCGGCGTCTCCTTCATTGAAACAGGTCTCAGCAGATTTGTTGCAAAAAGCAAAAGATCGTGCTGCCGCTGGTCCCCCACCGAGTGCATGGACTCCTGATTACGTGCCCCCATCTTGGGTGTATGGTCAGACCGCGCAAGAAATTAAAGATTCGCAAAAAACAGGGTAACTTTTAACAAAAGTTTTCATCGGTAAGATCAAAGACGCAGTTATAGGTTTCCTTTAATACGTCATACGATTCAATAGGTAATAGGACTACGGATAGGCCTTCGTCTGTAGTGATTTGATAATGCACTTTGTCATCAACTACGCGAGCAATAATCTCGTCAAAATACTCTTCAAATTGGGCCAAGGAAATGTGTTCCACGGGAGGTGAGCGGCTGATGACAGCCTAGCAGGTAGGGTTTTATCTCACGGTACCAAAATCAAGGGATGCGGTGACCGGCCCGGTGACTGTATCAAAATCCAAACGATCAATAATTCCTTCCGTAACATATCGCCAATCGGTAATTGATGTTTGCATTGTGATGCTGTATGTTGTTTCCAAGTAGCGAATATCGTTTGTGATCAAAAATATATACGTACCTGGATTTAATTGAGTAGTGTTGTAATCACTTAATGGAGTGTCATCTCCTTCGTCATAATTAAGGCTGGCCTGATTGCACACAAAACCGTTATCATTAATTGGCAGCTCCCTGCGATGGTTTCCGTCTTCAACAACATAAATGGATAGTAAAGTATTTCGATTTGTATTAGATGTGTATGCAAATTCGCTATAATCCTGTACAAATTGTACGGATCTGGAACGATTTAGTGTAAATGTATAGAAGGTGGTTTGGATTCGGCTGTTGCCGCCATGCGTATTTTTTATATTAATGCTACGGTAAATGTTATCAAAACTACCAATATCAATAGCAGAGTTTAAGTTATCACCGGGTCTAGGAGGCAATGGTGTTGAACCAAAAATGCCTGTGGGACCATAAGCCGTTGGACCAGAGCCCCCAGTCGGATAGCTTTCAACGCTTCCTAGGTTATAGAAGCCAAAGTTCTCTGGAAGGGTCGTTAAGAAGCGGCTCATTTTCCATATTTAAGCCGGTGTAGACGCAACTTGTTCTACCGCTGGCTGCATACAATTCTTCCATAAGTTTAGCACGCTCGGGATAACAGCCTTCGCCTTCCATTGTTTCAATCAATTCATAACTAAGACGTTTTTCAATACAGCGGCGCTCATTATCCGCTTCTTCCCTGGTGTCATACGGCTCAGAGTAATGGACTTCGGCCCCAATGGATACCCACGCAAAATAACGTGGATTGGGCACGTGATATGC